GACCCTCGCACGGTCAACGAGCCGGAGATTTTCAGGGAATCCCCTGGTCTCCCCTCACCCGGTGTTTCACCTGGAGTCTTAGGGTCGATTGTCCGTTTTGATGGCAACCTTTATCGTTATTGTCTCCATAATGAAGGCAGCGGGGCTGTAGCCACTGTCGCCGGTGGAGTCGCTCATTGGTTTGCGTTGGATCCCGAGACCGGGATCTATACGGTGACTGGCGACTTTACCGACGCTCTCGGTGGAGCAAATTCCGTTGCTGGAATCTATGGAACTGTCATCACAAATGGCAATTTCTGTTACCTGCAAGTGGGTGGTGTGACTCAGGTCAACACCGCTGCTTCCACGGCAGCAGGGGACAAGGTCGTTGGGACCACAACCGATTTGATATTTGGTAGGAGCATCGCCGGTGCAGCCCCTATCGACACTGTCTACGGTGGTGTGCTCGACGCCCGAGGTGCAGTTGTAGCCAACCAGAACACCGTGATTCTCCAGAATCTCGACTGGTAGGCTGCGCGCGCAGCGGTAAAGTAAGCACAACGGGAGGGGTCCTTGTGGCCCCTCCTACTTTGAACAAAGGAGAGGTGTAACTATGCCTTTAACTTTTGCGAACCGAGAAGATCTGTCCGTTGGAAACGAGCGCGGCGTGAGGGTCGATATCACCTTCGATGCTTCCTATGTGACCAATGGGGAGCCTCTGACAGCAGCCGACCTCGGATTGGCTCGTGTGAACCAGCTGGTTTCCGATCAAGGTGGACTTGGAACCGATTTTGGAAGGGTCGTTCAGTACGACCGTGACAACGAGCTTCTTCTGGCATTTGAGGGCAACGGAGTTGCTCCCTTGCGAGAGGTTCCTAACGCCACGGATCTATCGGATCTGACAGTGCGTGTCACGGCTCTGGGTATCGGATAGGGGTTGCGGGGTGTTGAATGCCAGGTGGACGGTTTCAAGAGAACTTTCGGGAGATGCAAGATCATGTTCTAACGGTCTGCCCGAAATACCCCCCGCAGCTGATACGCAGGAAGATCAACGATAACCTCCGCAACGTCATTTCTCGACGTCCGTGGAGTGGTCTGACCAAACAGCTGATTCTTTCTGTTCCCGCTGCCTTCGCCACAGGTACGATTGACGCTACCACTGGATCCAATGTGATCACAGGAACGGCTACGGCCTGGCCTGTGGATGATCTGGTCAGCACCGATCTCGCGGCCGATGTAATCTCTGCCGAGATTCTGGACGCCACTCCCACTTCAATGGTGGGGGTTGAACCCAACACCTATATGCTGATCGACGGTGGAGGGGCCAACGAAGAAGGCGTTTACGTCATTTCCACTACCGCGACGACCTTCAAGGCCGCTTTCACCAAGACCCACCTTGCTACCGAAACGGTCACCAGATCTTCACTCATGAACTTGCAGATGAAGATCGGCATTCTGTCGCCGTTTTACACGGTCACCGGGATCTCCAGTGCAACTCGTCTAATCCTTAAAGACGTGATTGCGCAGCCCTCCGAGCTAGGAGCCAGTTATTCACTCAGCTTGGTTTACACCAACTTTGCTCCCGACCTGAAAATGTTGATCTCCGTGGTCAACCTGGAACGGCGGTATCGGATCATCATTCATATGCCCAAGGATACGATTGACTATTCGGATCCGCACCGGACGCTCACCCAGACGACCTACATGGTCGTGAGTCATGAGGTTGATCCAGCGGGATCTCAACTCTACGAGCTTTATCCGCGGCCAACCTCAGAACAGGCCATTCCCTTCTTCTATCTCTCTCAGTTTCCTCCGCTGGAGGACGACGGGGATATTCTTCCCAATGGGATCCGCTCGGATGTTTTGGTGCGATTGACGGTCGCGGATGCTCTCGTTTGGCCCAAGCACAAGATCATCGAGGGGGGGATCTACTACGACCCCCAACAATCAGCCATGCTCAAATCCCAGGCCGTGGTGGATATAGAAGCAATGGAGATGGAAGACGACAACACCATGATCATGCGACAACAGTGGTCGTATGCGGATTGGCCCTTCGGAGGCTTTGGCGCCGATTGGCATCAGTCTCACGATTGGGATTCTTACGCGGGATGGGTGTAGCGAATGGCGATTTCAGGTGCGGACGTGATCGATACGGTCCTCGAAAGACTGGAAGAGACTATTGCCCCTATTTTCTGGACTCGGCCGGAAATGCTCATCTATGTCAACGAGGGCATGAAGGAGCTGAACAACCTAGCAGCTAAACTGCACCTGGAGAGCGGTGTCGTCACCGATTCTACCGATAACTTCTACGCTCCCCCCACAGACACTATCGCGGTTATGGCGGCTTCCGTTGGAGACAAGTCGCTGGAACGAGTCACCCTGGAGGACCTGGATCGCGAGGATCGTTTTTGGGAAGGCAAGACAGGGACCATCCTGAAGCGTTGGGCTCCCATCGGTTGCAACCTCTTTGCCATCTTTCCCCGGCCTACGCTGGCAGGGTCAATCACGGTTGATTTTGTGGTCATGAAGCTCCCGGTCTCTATCGCAGATAACAGTGATCCTATTGATATGGACGATGAGTTCATCGAGTCGATCCAGGATTACACCTTCCATATTGCCCGTTTCAAGGAAGGCGGGGCCGAGTTCTCAAACGCCATGACCGCTTTCACGAACGCCCTGGCGCGCATGGGAGATGTGGCCCGGAAGGTCTACAGCCAGCAACCCGTTATTTGGACGTCAGAACCCGCTCTGGACACTGGACCTTCGTACTCAACTCCGGATCGAGGACGATAGATGGTTTCAAACACAGGAGACATACCCGGAACTTCCGGAAGTGGAAGTTACCAGACCTCCCTGGGGGACATGAGAGGAGATGGAGAATCGTTTGATCGTGAAGGGAAAATCGATATACGCGAAGGCCACGCACCACTTAAGAGAAAGTTGAAGCGAGGCAGCAGGAGCCGCAATTTTTACAAGGAGCCTAGAAGGGCAAAGATGCACAAAAGGGGTGCGAAGCGAAAGGCGAGAAGGGGAAGCGGTAGACGATGACGCTGGCGACGATCAATAACTTCATAGCGACCACGGCCGGGACAGCCGTACCGCTGTCGGCTACGTCGATCGAAACGAATTGGGTGTTCATCCAGGTGCTTCGGACCAACACTGGAAAGGTCTACGTTGGAGATTCCACCGTGGACAACACGGACCTGGGCGGGATCACTCTTGAGGCACCACTTCCAAGTATGTCCCTGCCCTTTGAAGCCCTCGAAAGCAAGCGGTCAGACGCTCTCATTGACCTGAACGCGGTGTTCATCGACGTGGATAATACCGGGGAAGGGGTCAATATCGTCTACGCTCAGTCTGTCGCGGTCGCTCCGGGTCCACAATCGGTTCAAGATATGCTCGATCAGATCATTCTCATGACCCAGGAGGATGCCACGTTCTCATCGGGCTTCTGGACCGAAGCTGAGATCATCGACTACATCAACGACGTCGAGAAGGACTTTTTCGACAGGACGGGCTGCTTCAAGAGAATAGATACCGTTGGTGCGACAGCGGGTGATCGCGTGTTCTTAGAACCTACCGATTCTATGAGTATTGATCGGATCACCTTCAACCAGGTCCCCTTGCACCGGACAGACCGTTGGGCGCTCGATATGGAGAACCGGAACTGGAAGAACGAACCTTCCGGTGTACCCAAGCAGTACCACCAGGACCTCCTTTTGACCAAGCGGTTTGAAGTGGATAAGGACGTTGGGCCCGTGGGCCAGAATTTCACTCTGATCTACACGATCCTGCCCGCTACCTTGACCAGCTCTGGGGACCTGTTGAACATCACTCCAGCCTTCTTTCACTACGTCCTCTACGGTGTACTCGAGAAGATGCTTGGAAAACAGGGTGAAGGCCAGGACTTGGCTAGAGAGAAATATTGTCATGCGAGATATGAGGCTGGAGTCGGCATTGTCCTTACCCTAATGCGATCGCAGAAGAGGAGTCTTGAAGGATTGGTTGCGCAAACAGGTTGATGAGTACAGACGTCTGTACGGCGACGAGCTCCCGGTTGAGTTCCTGGAGCCGTTCGCGGTGGACAAGCTGGAGCAATACGGAGAAGAGGGTCGGATCAAGGTCGATTTGCTCAAGGAGCAGATCAAGAAGGACGGTATCAAAAGGCCACTCCGTCTTGAATGCAGCGGGTCAAGACTTGAGAGGATGAACGTGGATGCCTTATTGATCGACGGCAACCATCGGCTGATAGCAGCGAGAGAACTTGGAATGAAAAGGGTCCCGGTTACCATAGTTTTACCTTAAAGGAGGAAACCATGAAAAATTACAAAGACGGTGATGGGTACGAAACCTCACAGGAGAGGTTCGAGAATGACTGTGACGGGGGGATGAGCACCACGGCCAAGCCCTTGTCGATCAACTCTCAGAGCAACATGGAAGATGAGATCCCGGTTCGCCAGCCGAATGAAGGGGACTACTTCATCGGAAGTCGATTCATCTACAAGTCCCACACGGACGGTGGAAATCGGGAAGCGGATCCGGATACCCCTGAAGGCTTCATGATGCTGATCGGAGGGCGTCGGTAAATGCCGATTCGTTTGCTCTCGAATGTCACCCTGCCCGCTTCTCCAGTGGCTACCGTCCTCAGTGGTTTGTCTATCGAGGCCATTTGGGTCTTGCTCCAGGTCTTGAGGGGCAACGGCGGGAAGATCTTTGTCGGTGACAGCACGGTCCTCAACGATGGACTGGCCGGCGTGGAGCTGCAAACTCCGATCATCGGAAATACGTTGCCCTTCACCACGCTTCCGGCCCCGGGCAATACGACGATCAACCTCAACGAGATTTTCATTCACGGTGAGGTCGGATTAGACGGTGTGAATGTGCAGTACTTGGCATTGATCTAGGAGAATTATGGGCGCAGTAGGCGGCGTAGCGATTTTAGGCGGGAATTTCGAGGCGGCAACTTTTCCAGAGGATAAGGTTGTCCAACGCTCCCTTACCGTTGGAAACCAGGAAGCCTCGGAGATTGATGCGGTGATTCTCGACGCACTCCCTCTGGGTGCGCCAGGCCAGCTCGACTCCCATGCCATGTTGTGGAAGGGCCACTCCCACAACGGAACTCCTCATACGATCGACTGGAAAGCCTTTGTCAATGTAACCGCCAACGATGGGACAGGTTCGCTCTGGACCCTCCAGACTCGCATTGATGGGGCTCCTTACACCGACATTTTGACCGTCGACGACAACGGGCT